TGCAAGCCCCCGGATTTATGAGCGACAAGACCAAAGGCAGCGACAAGAACCTGAAACAGCTTGCCATGGACTTCAAGATGACCAACATCAAGTCCACGCGAGAGGGTGACAGCCAAGCCGGGTACTACACCCGCCAAAATGCCGAGGTTCCTCCAGAGGTTGCTGCGGCGCAACAAGTGCAAGAGGGTCGGCCTGGGGATGCAGCGATCTGGGGTGGCGGCATGAAGGGGCTAAATATGCAATCCATCCTGTCAGGAAAGGCCGTACAATCCATCAAAGGCGAACCAGTGGGCATGAACCCCAAGGATGCGGGGAACTTGACAGGCCCACGCGCTGCGAGTTATACAGCCGACCATGAGAACCTGGCGATCAAGAAATAATGCGGATACCTAGCAAAGCACTTGAGAGGGAAGCGTTCTACCTGGACATCATGGCTAAGTGCCTGGTGTCCCGCGATGAACGCAAGCCCGACTATTCCAACCTGCGTTCTTACTACTTGTTCGGCGCAGGCCCGGAAGATGTGCCTGCTATCTACAACAAAATCTATCCGCACCTTGACCAGCTAACCTCGTTCCTCTACTCGGCAGAGACAACGCGCTTCAGCATCAACCTGGGCGCGTCTGTCCCGAATCAGGAACACCGCAAGATTCCCGTGCTGACGCAGGCGCTCAACGATGAGTGGCTCAACAGCAACTGCGACCAAGTATTTAGTTCCGCAATAACTTGGTCACTGGTTTACAACTCGACCTTCATCAAACTGATCTACAACAACGGTATCCATCCGTACATGGTAGAGCCAGGCGCGATGGGTGTGCTGCGCGAGGATTCACCTTATCTTGACCGGCAAGAGGCGATGGTTCAGACGTACTACATTACCAAGTCTGAGTTGATGTCGCGTCTATACAGTCACCCCAAGCGTGAGCAAATCCTTAACCGCATCACTGCCAGCTACAACCCGCCAATCACCGATACGCCCAATGGCGTAGACCGGATTGTGCTGTCCTCTAGCGATCCCAACATGATGGGTAACGTCAACATGGGCTTGGACGGTTACAACCGTTACAAGGCACAGGTTGCCGAGGACACGGTAGAGATGAAGGAACTGTGGCTCTGGAACGATGAAACCATGGACTATCAAGTAGTCACCATGGCCTCACCAGACATCGTTATCTATGACCGCCCAGGTGAGTCCGTATTCCTGAAAGGCGAACTGCCCTTCATTCAGATTTGTCCCAACCCCCAGTACGATTATTTCTGGGGACAATCCGAGTGCCAGCGTCTGATCTATTTGCAGCAGATGCGAAACAACCGGATGACCGAGATTCTAGACTTGCTGTCCAAGCAGGTTGCGCCGCCGACTGCCCTCATGGGTTTCTCCGGCATCCTGGACGAAAAGAACTTTGCTCTGAACCGTGCCGGCGGGTTGCTGTCTACCGATATGCCTAATGCCAAGGTAGAGAAGTTAGCGCCCACTATTCCATCAGACCTGTATGAATCTCTAAATCAGATAGACAGGATGTTTGAGGAAGTCTCAGGCATTGGCAACGTCTTGCAAGGCAAGGGTGAATCAGGAGTCCGGTCTGCCGGACACGCCAGCCAGCTTGCCCGTCTAGGTTCTAGCCGCGCTAAGAAACGCGCCCTCATTGTTGAAGATGCGCTGGAAAAGGTATCTACGCTGTATTTGAAGCTGATGCAGGCATACGATGATACTCACTTCAAAGACACCGAGAAAGTTCCCTTTGTTGCCGAGCAATTCACAAAAGATTACACGGTAAAAGTGGACGCGCACAGCAACAGCCCGATCTTCACCGAGGACTTGCGTGCACTGGCATTCAACCTGTTCAAGGCCCAGGCTATCGACAAGGAATCCTTGCTCGACTTGTTGGAGCCGCCGATGAAGCAGGAACTGAAAGACCGGCTCAAGCGTATGGAAGAAAAACAATCCATGGTTGCAGCGCAACAAGCTGCCCAACCCAAGCCCGAAAAGGGTGGCGGCAAACCAGACCTGAAAGCGGTAGGTGGCGAATGAACCCAGGAAATACTCAACCTAAAGCTGACCAGCCTCGCGTAGACACGAAATCGCTGGGCAGGCAGGAACCTTCCTTGCAATACCGTGTGCAGGGTGGTAAAAACTACGCCAGCCGGACTACACCCCGGTCTGATGGACGTTCCTCAACCCGCAGCATCTAGGAGTACACCATGTACGGAAAAATGAAGCGTACCCGCAAGACTCGGCGGTAAGTAATCCCCGCAAGGGATAAGGGTGTGGCTTCCTTCCCTTTTAAATAGGTCGCCTCCTCTGTTAGGAGTGAATCATGCGTAAAGCTCGCAAAGGCCGTAAGGCTCGCAAGTAATTCCCGAAAGGGTCTACCCCTGCGGGGCGGGTGGGAAAATATAGCCCCCATTTTTTTAGCTTGACAAGTTAGTAAGTGCTTGCCACTATTCGGATAACTTAGGGATTAACCATGAGCGTACCGTCAGACAAGTTGATGGAAATGATGAGAGGGCAGCGCGGAGCGCCTGCGCCTGCTGGCCCTACGCCTGGTGCAGAGCCAGGCATGGACATGGGAAGTATGTCTGACTCTGAGACTCCACCCATGGCTGCTCCAATGTCCACGCCAGAACCCAAGATGGGAAACAAAGAGGGGGCGATGATTAACCTCTCTATGGCGATGGACTTGATTGAACAAGCACTTCCGGCATTCGGCTCCGAATCGCCTGAAGGCATGAAGGCACTGCAAGTCCTGCGCTCATTGTCAGGAATCCTTGGTGGCAAGAAAGAAAAGACCAAGGAATTGCAAAACGCTGAAATCATGCAAATGCTTCAGAACTTGCCCCAGGCTGGTGGTGCTACGCCAGAAGGCAAGGCAATGGCAGCAGCACCCGCTATACCGGGAATGGCTCCTGGTGGCGCACCTCAACCCCCCGCAATGTAAGGAGTAATCATGGACTTGTTTAAACCCCGTGGTGCGTCACAACCGCGCCGCCCGACTGACAACAACCAGCAGAACGGTCAGATCACCAACACCCCGCGCTTCTCGCAAATGGGTGGACTGAGTGGCCCGAACAAGTATGCCAAGAACCGCATGACCCTGGAAAAAGTGCCGAGCGCACAGACCGGTCACAAAGTCATCTAACTATCAAAGGGGATAACAGATGAGTCTTGAAGATTTGAGCATGGAAGCGCGTGACGAACTGGCTCTGCTGGCTCGTCAACTTTCTGAGAATCCTGCCACGCGCAAGGAATTTTTGCGTCTGACCAAAAGACACAAGCCGGAGATGACCATCCCCGAATTGGATATTGAGGATAAGACCGACAGCGCCTTGGAAATGATGCGGAAAGAAAATCAAGAACTTCGTTCCAAATGGCAAGAGAAAGAAGCCGTTGAAGAACTTGAGAAGCGCCGTTCTAGACTGAAATCCAAAGGCTTGGTGGAACGGGATGAGGACATCGCTGAAGTGGAAAAACTCATGCTGGAAAAAGGCATGACCAACCACGAAACAGCAGCCGAGTACTGGCAGTGGATGAAGCAGTCTGCTCAACCCACGCCGTCCGGCTACAACCCGAATCCCATGACCAAGTTTGATCTGGGCAAGTATTGGAAAAATCCTGTGCAAGGTGCACGGGATGAAGCAGCAAAAGCACTCAATGAGTTGCGGAAAAACCCGCGACCCATTGGTATTTAAGTAGTACAGGGGATATTTTTTTCTCGGAGATGAACCATGCCTATCGGCGGCGGTATTCTTCCGGCTTCGGGTTCGACCCAATACACCGAACTGACTTACGTCACTCGGCGTGCGTTTATCCCGAAACTGGTTGTTCAGCTTTACAACAGCACACCTCTCATGGCGGCACTGATTGCCAACAGTCAGCAAGCCTCGGGCGGTGTTTCATCTGTAACCGTTCCCGTCCAGGGAGCGCAGTTTGTCAATGCTCAATGGTCTGACTACAGCGGCTCGTTCGCCCAGCCTAGCGTTCAGCAAGGCGCGTACAACGCTGAATTCAACCTGAAGCTGATGATCTGCCGGGTTCCGTTCCTCGGAATGGAAG